GAATTCTTATCGTTTCTCTTATCGTTATGTATATATAATGGAATTCCTCATAGAGAGTAATATCTTTGTCTCTCTCAGATACGAACAGGATGTGGTCGTTTTTCATTACTTTTAATTGCACACAACCAAGCATTAGTAATAGCAATATTATTATCCCACCAAACAGTATCAAGACGATATTCTTGAAATCTTATTGATGTATTGTGTATATATTGTGCCTTATCTCCTCTCGTGTAGTACCAGAAACTATTTTCATTCCAATAACTCACATGAGTCGGGTCTTGAAATGCTCCTCTCCCATCAGTTGAGGGTACAGTAATAAATGCCCAACCACCATCACAGAGAACTCTATGAATTTCATTCATAATATGTATGGGATCTTTAACTTTTTGTAGTATATCATTCGCATAAAGGACAAATGCACTATTGTCCTCTAAAGGAATTTTATCATTTAAATCACACTGAATATCACAAAAAGATTCTTTACCAATAGAAACACAATTAGGTCTCCTACTATGCAATGGACTTATATCAACCTTGAGTAGTTTTCTTTTATCAGCATCATGTTCAGCAAGTTTACATCCATATTGATGAAATAATTCAAAAGTTTTCTCTTGAATATTTTTTTGCCTTAGAGTTTGTGTATTACTCCCATCAGGAATCCACCTATAATAGTAAAGAACTTTAGGTATATGCACCATTTTAGTATTCAGATAAGTTCGAATTAACAATTCATGATCATCACAAATGTTAAATTCTGGATTATGTCCATTTAATTTTTGATATTCTGATTTTCTCCAAGTTCTTATGTGATCCGGAGCATACCAAATAATAGACAATGAATGACTTGTTGGAGGAAAACTATCCATTGCATAATATTTTTCTCCTCTAAATTCTTGGACTGTATGAGTCCAACCATTTTCAGGATTCCAAGGAACTCTATCAGGATTAAGATCATACATTACAGCATTACTATAAACAAAACCCACTTCAGGATCTTGATATGCTTTATTCAATTCTTCTAGGCAATCAGAAGAAATTAAGTCATCATGATCGACTTCGACTAAAATATCACCTTTAGCAAGATTAAATGCTTTGTGTTTAATAAATCCAATATTTTCATGTGATTGTCCAGAAAAAACTTTAACATTATCATTGTCTCTAATTTCTAAAGGAATATCACCCACCTTACATTTTCCATTTACATATATTACCCATTCCCAATTAGAGTAGGTTTGGTTTTTTATGGATTCATACAATTCCAAAAGATATGGAATATTAGTTTTTGAATGTTCTGGAGTAATGATGCTAAATTTATAGTTCATATCAATCAAAGAAAAACATGTGAAAAAGTCTAGAGTCTTCTAAAGTTTGTCCAAAATATTTTGATGCTGCGTGAATACACTTACCATTAAAAATAACTAATCGATTAAAAACATTTCCTACAGTATCCACCAATTCAAATTTTGTACTGTCATAAAATCCACCAGAAAAACAATCATCAATTCCATCATCTTGGTGTCTTTTTTTAGTTTCTTTATGGGCATAAAAAGAAGTACCACATTCAAATGGAGCATTTGGTGTCAAATAAATCATTCCTGCCCACTGTTGATTATCAGTATGATACACTAAAAGATCTTGGGCATTGCAACTTTGAAAAACACCGTTCATTCCATAATCATCCCAAACATTAATTTTTTTCCCTATAATGTCTTCAAATACTTTTTTTGTTCCTGGAACAAAATATTGTGTTTGAGTTCTTTTTCCTTTATAGTATCTTAAATCTTCAACAAATTCTTGTTGAAGAGCAAAGTCTCTTATGATATATGGATCTGAATAAAAATTATCAACTACAAAAATTCTTTTATCAAAGTTGTGGTTAATTGTAGTGTTGGTTAAGAAATTCATTTTTTTAATTTTTCTATTGCTGTGTTATGTAAATATTGAACATATTCTCCGGTGTCATAATATGCACCATTATGAATCAAAAACATTAAATTTGGAAAAGGATTTTTTCTTTCAGGATTTATAAGCATACTTGTATAATAGAACATATTTTCAAAATCTTCAAGGTCAAAGTATATTTCAGCAAGACCACATAGATGTTCATTTCTTTGAAAACAATATTTAGAACATTTTTCATATGCTTCTATTGCTTTATCATATTCTTTACAAAATTTGTATGCATTTCCAACTAAGTATTGGGAATAATAAACCATCTCATCTGCTCTACCAACATAATCTACAAAACTTTGACAATAAAAAATACATCTTCTTGCATATTCTTTTTGATGTTCATACCCCAGAGGAAAATCACTTCCATAACAATCACTATAACTTTTTCCAACATAAAAGAAATGATATAAATCTTGTAACAAAGTTCCTTTAGAAAGATGCTGTTCTTCTAACTCTAAAGCATCTACTAAAAACTTAGTAGGATCTACATAAGAATTTCCTTCACTTGTAATAAACTGTCTAAACTTTGTGTCTAAAGTAAAGCGTTCAAAATCTTCTCCACAATCAGGTAAGATAATACATTCATGTCTCTTGTCATGTTTAAATCTCCAAGGAAGTTTTGCATTCCACAACCTTGTTCTAAACCAAGATGCCCCTGTTGTAGTAGCCATAACATTCCAAGCTTTGACTTCTGTATCTTCTAGTATAGACCAATCAAAGTCATCATCAACAACTAATTGCTCATCAGCATCAATTCTAAACAACCAATCACATTCATGATTAGTATTATAACACTCTTGAACTAAATGATCACTATTCCAACCAGGATATCGCCACTCTACATTATAACAATATCCTGGAATGTCTTTATCCTCAAAAAACTTTTCTATGATCTCTTGTGTATTGTCTGTACCATTACACTGAATGATCCAATAATCAATATACCTATAACAAGATTTTAAAACTCTTTCAATAATGTGAGATTCATTTCCCACCATCATATTCAGACACAGTTTAGTTTTTTTCATCATTCTTCAATTTCAGTATTTGGTGTCAAAATGTGATCTACAAATCCCATTCTTTTCAATTTGTTTGCAGTTCTTGCAATAGTTTGATCTATAGTCAGATACTTATATGTTGCAGTTCTTCCCACAAAAATTGTATTTTTTTCTTCTTGCATTAAAGGTTTATATTGTTCAAACTGTTCCAGATATTTTCCAAATATCATAGGATAATAAGGATTATTCACTCCCTCAACATGTTCTATAGGATATTCTCTGGTAACGATTGTTGTTTCAACATCTTGATTATACCAATAAGAATGATCAATTGCCCTATTCCACATATTATTTTTATTACATTCATTTAACTGAATATAAACTGTTTTGGGACAATAGATATGTTCAAACTTCAAAGACCTATAAGATAAAGGTCCATGCTGATAGTTAAAATAATTATCTACCTTTCCAGTAAAAACTAAAAGGTCACATTTATCTTTAAGTTTTTTCCACTCATCTTTTGGAACATTCAAATGAACTGGAATATCATCAAAAATATTTTTGAACATATCTACAAATCCATTCTTTGGAAGACCTTGATACTTTTGTGACGTAAAGGAACCATCTGTTCCAGGTTTTCTTACAGGAAGTCTATTCAAAATTCCCATAGGAAGTTCTTCCATTTTAACTCCCCACATCTTTTCAGAGTAGTCTCTGAAAACCAATTCTTTAATTTCATTATCATCCAATCTTCTTCCAATAATTTTATCAGAGTTATCATTATATGGAATTGGAATTCTACCTAACTTTGTATTTGCCCAAACTTGAACTGAAAAGTTATTAAAGGAAGCAAACTGATTTAACCACTTCCATACACGTTCACTATCAGTATGAATAGCATGTGGACCATGAGCATGAACCACACAACCTGTTCTTTCATCCACATAATCATAACAGTTTCCAGACAGATATTCTCTTGTCTCAAATACTTCTACATCCCATCTATTATCTTTTAAAATTCTCGCAGAAGTTGCACCTGCAGTGCCTGATCCAATTACATATGCCAACATCATCAATACCTTGTATTAAAGAAAAACGTTTGAAATAGTCTACCATTATTAATATCATTCCCAAAATAATTTATAGAAGAATGATATAGATTGCCAGAATAAAGAATTAATCGATTATAGATGTTTCCAACTTTATCAACAACCTCCCATTTTGTAAGATCGTAAGAGTCTTCACCATGATCCTTTTTATCAATGGAAAATCTTTCGTTTGTTTCTTTATGCAAGTACAATGCAGTTCCACCATCAATTGGTGCGTTTGGAGTTAAATAACAGACTCCTGCCCACATATTGTTATAATCGGAATGAATCCATGTTCTATCCATTGAGGTACAAATCTGAAAAGACCCACTATACCCATCCCCATTTTCATCAAGAAACCAATCAGTTACTCCACCACCAGCATAAGATATTAAAGAATTAATAACTTCTTTCTGACTATCATTTAAAAAAGATTTTGTTCTAAGACCAGGAAAATTTCCACGAACAGAAAATTCTTGATTTAATGCAAAATTCCTAACAGCATCAGGATCACTATAAAAATCATCAACTATTATCAAATTAACTTTCATACAATTACAGGTTCTCCTTGACCTTCTGGAAGTTTTTCCCTATAAGAATTTAATTGCTCCACTTTTCCAGCAGGCAGTCCAATCTGTCCAGGAAGTTGTTTATCAGTTGTTGAAGTAATATCAATCACTTGATCCATAATAAAACGATGCCGACTGTAAGAGCGATTATTTGAATCAAAACTGACCATCATAATCGCATCATTAATATCACCACAGTGTGCAATGACTCTTCCAGTCTTATTATCAGTTACGATCCAGTATTCGTTCATTATCTAAAGTCTTTTGATTATTATAGGACACTTCTGGTTTTCTGTAAAGGTTTGGAAAAGTATCTCTTATAATTTCTGCGAGTTTATAAGGTGTTTCTGTAGTAATCATTTATATTTTTCAAGAGAGTACATTCCATTTTTTTCAACAATTGCCGTACAAGAATCACACCAATCACCACAACACATATACAGAAGTTTGTTAAAGTATCTCACATTACCATGATGAATATGCCCACAGATTACTCCATTATATTTTTTATCTCTCTGAACACAGAAAGATGAAATATCAGTCTCATAACGATTGATATAGTTTTTACCTCTTACTGTATTCTTAAGAGCATAAACCAAAGAGAATCTAAAAAACCTTTCCAGAAATAAACTTAAAGGTGTAATCAGTTCATATCCTTTATTGAACATTAACTGCTTCCAAGAACCAGAAGAATACTCAGAATACTTATCTCCATGAACACAAAGAAATTTGTTTCCCTTTGAATCTTCATGAACATATTCATCAACCATTCGGAAGTTCTTATGTTTAAAATCACAATACCGACGAATCTGACCTTCGTGATTTCCAAGAATATAAACGACTTCTGTACCTTTCTTGATTAGATTCATAATCTGATGAACACACTCAGTATGCTCTTTCGTCCAACGAGTGTTATATTTTTCCATACAGGCAATATCAATAATATCACCCACTAAAACTAACTTTTTTGTTTTTAGGTTTTTAATGAACTTATAAAATCTTTCCGTATCACATCTAGGCGTCCCCAAATGAACATCAGAAATGAATACCGTATCGTAAGTCATAATCAATATCTTGACGGTGTATATTCAATGTCTTCTAGGATTTCATTGAGCATTGTACCATATTCTTTAAATCTTTTGTCACCAGCAATAAAACATCTCTGACGCATCCATACCGCATCGGCAAGAAGTTTTACTTGGTCTTCTGTGAGTGTTATGGTTTTCATTTTAGTATTGCAACCTTCTTATGTAGTAGTTTAATAATGATAATGGTCTGTGAGTGATATGAGAGTTATAAAGACTCCGAAGAGTATGAAGAATGTGAGGATTGGGAGCATTTTATTGATGTTTTTGTAGGTATTTAATCATTTCCTGTAAATATTCAGTTGCTTTATCCCAATTTCCATTAAATCTTTCTTCTAATTGATTATAAATTTTTTCTGCTCTTTCATATTCAAGTCCAGTTGATTGAATAAATCCTTCTTTAGTAATCATAATGTTTTAGTGTTTTTTCTGTAAGGTTAATGATTTCAGTTATAGGCAATTCTACCATATAACACTCTGTATATCCACTATCTGTGGTCTTAAAATTAATTTTATAATTTTGATATTTTTGATGAATAAACTTTTCAAGGTGATGCACTTGATAATGTATACCTTTCCATATTTTTATTACACTATGAAGTTTATTTTTAGTATGATTTGATAGTTTATTAAAACTCCTACCAACTTTATAAACTAATTTTCCATCAAGATAAACAATCACCAAATACAAATAATCAGTATCAAAATATCTTTTACTCCAAGGATTTTGATAATTGTTTCCTTTTAATTTTTCTCCATATTTTTTAACTCTTTCATCAGTATCTTTTGTTAGACCTTTATTCCAAGATACTTGTGCTCCTTTTACTCCCTTATTCCAAGGTTCTTTTCCAATCTGCCATTCAGACCAATTCCTAGAAATATTACAAGATTTTATGTGCTTATATACACTCGGTTTTGGAACATTAAGTTGTCTTGAAATCTCATAAGAAGAAAGACCAGACAAATACATTTGTTCCCAAAGTTTCTTATCATCATCAGTATATTTCACATTCATTGTGGTCTGCTCATAGTTATTATTATTTATAAAAAAGAGACCTTTGCAGGTCTCCATATTATACCATATATTTAGTTTTATATCAACCGATTGAGGGGGCAGTGAGAGCAACTTCAGTTGTTGAAGCAGTAGCAAGGTCTAAAGGAAAATTATGTGCATTCCTTTCATGCATAACCTCAATACCAAGGTTTGCTCCATTTACCAAATCTGCCCAAGTTTTAACTACACGACCTTGACTATCTTGAATGGATTGATTGAAATTAAATCCATTGAGATTAAATGCCATAGTGCTTACTCCAAGGGAAGTAAACCAAATTCCAATAACAGGGAGAGCAGCAAGGAAGAAGTGAAGTGAACGAGAATTATTAAAAGAAGCATATTGGAAAATAAGACGACCGAAATACCCGTGTGCAGCACAGATATTATAAGTTTCTTCTTCTTGACCAAACTTATACCCATAGTTTTGAGATTCTTGTTCTGTGGTTTCACGCACCAGGGAGGATGTCACCAAAGAACCATGCATTGCTCCAGCAAATGCTCCACCAAAAACACCGATTACGCCCATCATATGGAATGGGTGCATCAGGATATTGTGCTCTGCCTGGAACACAAGCATGTAGTTGAACGTACCAGAGATACCCAGAGGCATCGCATCAGAGAAAGAACCTTGACCGAAAGGATAGACCAGGAATACAGCAGAAGCAGCAGCAACAGGTGCGCTGTAAGCAACACAGATCCAAGGACGCATACCTAGACGGTAAGAGAGTTCCCACTCACGACCCATATAAGCATAAACACCAATGAGGAAGTGGAAGACAACCAGTTGGAAAGGACCACCGTTGTAAAGCCACTCATCCAGAGAGGCAGCTTCCCAGATTGGGTAAAAGTGCAGTCCAATTGCGTTGGACGAAGGAACAACAGCACCAGAGATGATGTTGTTTCCATACATTAGAGAACCAGCAACGGGTTCACGAATACCATCAATGTCCACTGGGGGAGCACCGATGAATGCAATGATGAAACAAGTTGTCGCAGCAAGCAGACAAGGAATCATCAGAACACCGAACCACCCCACATAAAGGCGGTTATCGGTTGAAGTAACCCACTGGCAAAAAGATTCCCAGGGATTAGTAGAATTGCGTTGTGCAATAGAAGCAGTCATTTTCGTTAAAGGGTAAGTAGTGCTCAGGGGGAACTGAACGAATACATTATATCCCACACCACCCTCCAGTGTGGGTATGAGAGACGTGCTTTATACACCCATAGGTCTCGGTTAACAGGTGTGGACAATGTTAAGAATTATGAGGAATCCGTAACATTTGTTTACCTATTTATCATAACACGCTGACAAATCCCTGTCAAGCCCTGTATTCCTCGATTTTGTCCAGAACCTTGTTGAGATAATGATGTGCCAACCATTTTGGATCATATCCAGATTTATTCATCCACTCTTTATCCAATTCGGATTTTATTTTAAGGACTTCACATCTTATAATATCCTTTGTTAGTTGTCCTCTTGGCATATACAAAAAAACTCTGCCTCTTATTTAGAAGCAGAGTAAAGATATATTAAGTGTTATATCAGACAGTTCAGGTATTATTATTTAGTCACCACACTCCCGGAATTACTTGCCCAGTAGTGAGATAAGTTCCTACGGCAATAACAAATCCAAGCATTGCCAGTCTTCCATTCAGTCTTTCGTTTTCTTCAGTCCATCCGAATTTCATTTTGTTTCTCCTCGTTTAGTAGTGTTTTGAATAACGATAAATTTGTCTTTTGGTAAAGTACCTGCGATACAGACTTTAAGTTCGTCATTATTATTCCAGGCACCAGAATCTACTAATTCTTGGAGGGCAAGAGAAAGGTGTCCAAGCATATTAGCACTCATTAATAAGTCTCCAAAACTTTTTCAACAGAATAACCTAAAATTACCAAAAAGGCAACACTAGTAATAGTCCAGAGTGCTTCAATCATCAGAAGATTCCGAAGAAGAGTTTACCAGTGATAGCATAAGAAATGATACCAGCAACAAAGCCGACCATTGCCCAGCGTCCATTCATTTTCTCCGCTTTCTCAGCATAGGGTTCGATACCATAACGCTCAAGATCTTCTTTTGTCATATACATTGAGGGCTCTTTGGCAAACATATTCATTTGCCCGAACTCATTTTTAGTTACAGTCATTTTTAAATTCATTAAGAATTGTTACACAATTATATAGGAAATCTAAAGGCGTGTCAAGCCCTTTTTGTTTGAGTATGCTAACACGATAAGTATAAATGCTTACTGTGCTGGTTGAGATGGTTGGGATATCCGTCCAAGATAAGGATCATAAGTCATAAAATCGTCAATAGTCATATCATGCCCTCGATGTTGCCAAAATTGAAAAAGACCATCATGACTTGCTTTATGAAATGCATCAACATGTTCTGGATGAATAGAAGATCCTAATTCAATACGATAAAGAAAAATTGGAATTGAAAATGTATTACCAGAATTATAAATCAAATCATCAGCAACTGCTCTGGGTTTCACTCCTTGATCTAACTTATATTTTCCATCACGAATATGAAATTTCATAAGTTTTTCTGCATGATGGCGAGTGATCATATAAGCAGCAGTGGAAAAGTCATTTACAAATCTTTTATGAAGTTTTACATGCAGGTCCCCAGTGCAAATAATTGCTAACTGTATGACATCCCAATCATATGGAACTTTTGATACGAAATCTTGCCATGTAAAATTCCAGAATCTTGCAAGTTGTAGATCTACATCGTCCTCCATAATAATTGCATAAGGACTATCAGAAGTCTCCATCCAATGTTTGATTGCTTTTAAATGAGAAGTTGTACAACCAATCTCACCAGAGGTCATATTCTCTGGATACCTACCTTTAATAATGTCACTTAGATCATCTTCCCTCCCATCATATGCAGAGATGCGAGTATAGTTTTCAATTTCCCAATACTTAAATTGCTCCTCCATATATTGCTTTCTTTCTGGTTGATCATCCAGATTTAAATAATATATTGGAGGAATATTTTTAAGTTTATATACTGATTTATTTTTATCCATATTATACTTGATACTTAGAATTATCTTTTGCAAGATGAATTATTTTAGGTAAGAACTTACAGTAATCAGAAAAAACTTCTGGATAGGCATATTCTGGTCCTAGAGTATTAATCTTATCCTTATTTTCAATAAAGTATTTGTTTAGATGACTTTCATCATGCCAAAGTGCAATGACGTTATTTTTAAGATCTTTATTAGTTCTATCACAGAGTTCATCAATCATTTCAAAAACTTCTGGGACTTTACCACCCCACAAACATCCCTGATAGTATACCGTAGGAATTTCTTTTTCAGTATCTACATATGCAAGAGATAATGGATTAGTTTCAAATGCACCAGGAAGTTTATTATGTGGGGGCATTCCAAGATTATGGCAGGGATGCCAAACACCAAACAAAGGTTTATCTGAGAAAAAGTCTTCCTCTAAAACCTTATCAATAACGAGAGTATCAGCATCAAGGAAAACCAACCAGTCATTGTTAGCAATTTCTTCTCTGGCTTTGTTAAGAATCTCAAAGCGAGTAAGCGTGATATATGGCCAGTCAAGGTGTTCTTGTGGATATACTTTAACATCTTCTGGGAAATCTCCTTCTCCATCAGTAAATACTAAAAAAGTCTTCTCCGTATTTGGAAGAAAATTCTCATGAATCTTTTCATAATACTGTGGAAAAAAGTTTAGGTATTTAGATGTTCCAATAAATGCAATTGCGACTTTCATTAAATTATCACCCAATTTTCAGGAATTAAATCTTTAGTATCTAAATGCTCATTGTTTGAACCTTTAAACCAACCAGAAGGAGCAACAACCTTTTCACTATTCGATAACCATGCACCCCACCAACTAAAAGAACTATTAGCAATAATATGTGCAGAACAAAGAGACATAAGACAAAGATCTAAAGCATTATTTTTAGTTTGAGAAACCATAAACCTATCACCACTAAACAGACTATGATTTAAACACCACTCTGGATCATCAGAGAAAATTATAATTTCTCTATCATCATCAAACATATTCAAAGACTGTTCATAATATTCAATTGGCAAAACCGTATGATTTGGATTAGTAACATAATCCATTCTACGAATGTGAAGAGCTACCGGTTTAGTCCAGTTAGAAACAACCTGTTTCGCAGGTTCTAGAATATTATCATGAAACTGAAAGTCAGTCAATATCTCTTCACGAATATGTTTAAAGTATTTCTCTGACTGAAAAAATCCCTGAAGAGTTACCCAGTCTGGACAAGTTTCAAATAGTGTTTTATCAAAAGAAAAAGTTTCTTCAGCAACAATTGGACGATCTATATCAATGTATTGATAGTTTAAAGATGTCAAAGTTGACATTCTAAACACGGAATTCAATTGATGATCTGTCCATTCATTTTGATTTTTAGATTTTGGAATACAAATATTATATCCACGATTTGTAGCAATGCCTTTTAGAGATGCATATTGAAACATTTGATTTCCAAGTCTGCCAAGTTGTCCTAATGAATTAAATCCAATCATGATGCACCTATAACTTTTTCTACATTTGGAATATAATATTTTTCAATAATGTTTTCCCACTTAAATTGTTTTGAATATTCCAGTATTTCTTTTCTATGAGATACTGAATATTCCCTATTTCTTTTCAATACAGATTCAATATAAGTGATATCTTCAATCTTATTTTCTGGAATCACATCAATAAAATCTTTTGTTGTATCTAAATTTGCAGTTCCATATTGACTTACAACTACCCCTAAACCACATGACAATGCCTCCATACACACTAGTGGATGTGCTTCACCATCACTTAGGAGCGCAAGATTTCCATAATGTGTAAGATTTTTATATAAAATATCTTTACTCCATTCACCCAAATAATTTTTATTGGGATTGAATCTTTGATCTGCAATGTTACCTGCATACCAAAGACTATCAATAGACTGAAAAAGATGTTGTCTCTTACGATAATCAATCTTAGCAAGGTAGATTGATCTATCTGGATACTTTGGGGAATCAGTATGACTAAAAGCCTCAGTGTTTACTCCATTAGGAGTTACAAAGAGTTTCTCTGTAGACATACCCAACATAATTTGATATATTTTAGAAATACCTTCAGATAAACAAAAGATATTTGGTTTAATTTGACCAAAAGCATTGAATACATTCACATATCCATTAAACATTTGTGGTTGTTCCAGATATCCAAAGTGACTTGTGATTGCTTTTGGATATTGAATATATGGATATATACTAATAAATTCATCATAATGAACATGAACAAAGTCTGGTCTAAATTGATTGACTTCTTCAATAATTTGATTGAAATCTTTTGTGTTAACAATTTGAACTGTGTGCCCTAAATTCTCTAGAGCATTTTTTGTATCCCAAATAAGAATCTCAACGGCACCCCATCCACTAGGAGGAATTGGCATAATTCCTGGACCGACTAGCGTAATTTTCATTGCTTACCAAGCTCCGTAAAAAGAGACATATGCTTCCCGTTATATCTCTCATAAATTTCATAATCATCTGGATTTTGTTTTACCAAATATCCAAGTGCGATTTGTTCGTTGTTTACAAATCCATTTGAAATCATTTTGTTCAAAAGAATATCTTCAACATCCTCACCGACTTTCAAAATCTTATCAGCGGTGCCACCAAACATAGATCCCAAAACATAAGAACGATTATCTAAAAGATAATCTTCGGTCAATAGATCTACATTTGCCAGATCTTTATAATACTCCATATTCATTTGAATAAGAAACTTATCTCCCATTTCTTCTAGTGCTTCAACAGCGGCAGAACTTGGATACTCCAAAGATAAATCATATCCTTCAAAAAATCTTGAAGCACCAGCGTCCAACCAAAAGAAAAACTTACTGTTAAAGGTATTTTCCTCAATCGCCTGCTTTAACCACTTAAACTTAGAATATTGAATGATAGAATACATTGAGTATTGGCATTCAATTCTTGAAGGATCTAAGATTTTATCTTTATACTCCTCAGAATTAATAATCGCATCCAATTGGTCTTTTAGATACTGATAAGGAACCTCATCAACCGACTGAACAATAATATCCGTTGGAATATTTACTCTTCGTTCCTCAACAAAAGAAACAATATCTTCTGTGACGAACAAAATCATTGGGCACTTTAATTGGAGTGTAATGTCAAACCACTTCAGATATTCTTCCCAAAATCTTCCATCCATTCTATCTCTTCCAATATTAAAGAGAGATGTTACGATTGTTACTTCCTTCATACTAAACTCATAATAGATTGAATACGATTTACATATGTGTGATTTTCTTTTACATAAAGCATTGCTTTCTTTATATATTCATAATCCAAACGCTTATTCATAGCATCACCAAACATTAAAGAGGTGTCTGGAGAATATAAACAATTCCCTTCCAGTTCCTTAAAAACTTCTTCAGAATTAGTTGTCCCCAAGTGACCCCAACTGATTGATTTGAAAACTCTGCAGGGGACATATCCGTTATTAATATGTTCTGGACCACGAATGTCAACACCAAGAATTGATTTTTTAGTTCTAAGAATAACCTCTTCTTCACTTAGAGGATTTGCAAAAGGATCATTATGAATGAATTCTACACCATTCTTATGGCATTCTTCAATAAAAGGTTTGAAGGTGCTGTAGTTTTCACAACGTCCATGAGTAGAAATATTACCGCTAAAATAGATTTTATTTTCACGAGGATAATAAATATCTTCCAAATTAAACTCTTCAGGAAGATAATTTGTTGCCCAAGTCACATAAAACTTATCATAATCCTCAATCCAATATTGGTGATAGTCATTCAAAACTTGGACTCTGCGATTTTTTCTTTCTTGTAAGTAACAACAAGGTCCAACTTCTATGACTTTATCCTTATCTAAGGTATAATCGTAAACGTGGTCTTTATGCCATAAATGATTATAACGAACATCAATAAACTTCTTAACACCAGCATTAATATACTTTGCCGGATCCGGGCAAACGTGAACAAAATAAGTGCTGTTTTTATTTAAAGGAATATTTTTATCAGCAAATCCTTCAGTCCAGAAAACACAATCATTCCAATCAAAATCTTCAGGATATTCTCCATCGTGAAACCAATAAGTCTCATAACCAAGATGAGTAAATGCCTTATAAAAAGCAGCGTGAATATAAGAGTGGGTGTGGGAATGTAATGGATATCCCCAAATAACGACCTTCATATCAAACTCCAGGATTGTAAATGACAAGAACTACATTATCACCCCTCTCATCACCCAAGGATATGTTTTCACTTCTCCTCAAATCCATAATTTTGTATTGATATCCCTTTAGAATTTCGTTGATAAGTCCTTTCATATATGGATGATCACAAAGTTCATCACCTTCCAAATCATATTCCCAGTCAATAGGAATGTCTTCAATGAACATATACCCATTAGTTTTTAATTTGGGCAAATAATATCTTATTGCAGCAATTTGGGATTCATATGTGTGGGGTCCATCATCAATAATCAAATCCATATCAGGAAGTTTATTTGATACTTCCTTATCATATGCATTCCCAATATGGAGAGTAACATCTTTAAGAGGATCATCTATCAGAGACTGTGCTATTTTTCTATGATTTTGATTTTGAAAAATATCCAAACCATAAATTTTTGCTTTAGAAAAATATTCTCTCCAAAGTCTTAAAGAAGAACCTGTCGCAACTCCAATTTCCAGAAGATTAATTTTATCATCTCTAAACTCAAAGAAGTATTCTTCATAAACATCTTTGATATAGGAATGATAGGTATTTTTATCGCAAGAAATTTCTTGCGAGTGGTCATCATACTTTTTGTCAACATAAATTTCATAAAGTGTTTTCATTTTTTTACCTAGGAATTTTTAATAACGTCTATTACAAGTTCACTGCCCTGCAGCATTTTATCTACCCAAAAAGTAGTTCCACAATACCTTTCTGGTTTATGGATTTCAACATAATTTTCTGGCGGATTGACAATATTATATCCGTAAATATTTTTAATTACCCTACCAGTTCTATCACTATCATGACAGGCAATAATAGGTGCATAACCAAAAGCAAAATTAACTATATCTCCCCTATTATGAATTCCTGGATCAACAAAAATTATATCATATTCATATTCTTTCATGAAAGGAGTGACAATATTTTCCAATACTGAAAGATACTCAGTATCATCTAATGGATACTTATTATCAATTGCATTTTGATTAGCATCAATTATTTCTTGTGGTAAACTAATATATTTACATTCCCAGTTATCATAGTTTTTCAGTTTTTCTTTTGTTTTATTTGTCCACTCTAAGTTGAAATCACTAACAGATAATTCAACAGATTTTACTTTCTTGATATTATCACACCAAAATTCTGTTCCGAGTCCTAGTCCAAATTCAAGAACAGAATTTAGTTCAATATACTCAAATAATTTTGCAAAATAGGGGACCCAATCTTGTGCTTGCGTCAATTCATATTGTTTCTTTTGCATAATTAAAAACTCCTATAAAACATTTTCCACAAATTCAATGACTTGTTTTTCAAATATTTAGACCCCTCCTCAAAGGATGAATCCATTGCTTCTTTATCAATTGACTTAAGAATATCTGGTATCTCTTCAAAAGAGTTAAAATAGAATCTACATCCACTTAAATTTGGATCATACCATTCACACCAATCAATCCAGTCTTTTTGCAAAAGATTAGCTCCACCAGACCCCCAAATATTAAAAAAGTAATTTGGACGCTTAGAAAGTTCGTAAAAGAAATCTTTAGAAGGAAGCAATACAGGGACTTTGGCGTGAATCAATTCAAAACATAAAAACTTAGAAAATGCATCGGGCATCGTAATAAATGCCTTATATTTTTTTAGTTGATCAATAAATCTAAATCCACCATTATAGACAGATATTCCTTTACCAGTCAGATACTCACCCATCTTAAAAAAGATATTATCATTATGATATATTGGAACATAAACTTCAGCGTCTGGAAGTTCAAAACTTTCGCCATACATCTCTTTAAAGTATGCAGTTTCTGGAATGCTATTTTCAATAGAATATAAGTTAATTCCACAAGGAGGAATATGTTCCCTGTCCATTATATCAGTTCCCTTTTCTTTACACCAAACTTTTTCAAAGAAACTATAAGGAACTATCTTTATATTTGGATTCTGTTCCGCTCTACTAAAGAGTTCATAGAACCTAGTCTGGTCCTCCATCCTATAGTCAAACCTATTACAAACCCAAATAACAAGCTTTGACTCAAACTCGTCTTGGTTTTCTAAAAATATCCGTGATAGTGGCGCTGTATCAGATGTAACGATATAGTCAAACTCATTCAGTTGGTCTTTATGGTCTTTCCAAAAAGTATCTGCAATCTCTTTAGTAATTTTAAATTGACCATCATAAAACTTATGGTTAGTTACTTCAAACCCTAGTTCATTAAGAACGTAGTGCTGATCTCTAAAACAACCAATGTGATGAGATATATGTAAAACTTCTTTAGTCATAAATTCGCTTCTTTGGATAATGAACTTTTAGTTACTGTTACTATGTCAACAATTTTGTTTATCGGAATATTGTTTATTCTAACATACTTATCCAATAATATTTCAGGAATAAAATCTATATTATATGAATAATAAAGTGCCGGAATATAAAGAAAGCAATCTGAATATGTATTCATAATGTCGGAAGAAGAAAATGCAAACAAATCACACATACTCAATTCACTTCCTTTATGACTACCTCTATTAAAAACATTTAAAACTTTAGTATCAAAACTACTAAGATCTATTCCTTTATTAAAACAAATATCTGTTCTATTTCTTATTACAACATCATACTTAAATTCATTTTGATATTCATATAACTTTTTAAGTTCATTCGATTTGTGTATAGAATAATATTGAGACAGAACTTTATATGGCTCACATCCATAATGCCATAGTTTCAATACTTCCTTTTCTTTCAAAAAACTAAAATTATTTTTTGCAGAAGCAGGCAAAAATAATTTCTTATTCTCACCAAGACTTTCCAACTTTTTCCTATTACGCTCCAAATCTTCTTCATATTCTTCTTTTGTTATTTTAGAGTTTATGAAATCATATGGGTTAATTTCAAACGACTTCGGTTTTTCTACAAATAAAAACTTTGGTTTCAAATATTCTTTAGCAAATTTAATCTCAGATGAATACTCATCAACATCCCATGTATGAATAAAGTAATCAACCTCATTCTCTTGAACAATACTATTCTGAAAGTTGACAATATTAGATTGAATATCCCTTAGAAATCCACTATAACAAACTGCTATTTTCATATATCACTATATTGCAATGTCTTATGAAGAATATCTACGTCAGGTCTCCTTACAACTTTATGTATTATATCGACCATATAGTTCTTTTTAAGATTCACGGACTTTAAATGGTGGTCAAACAAAACTTCTCCAACAAAACAACACTTATCATTGAAATAATAATAAGGTATATGTAAAAATTCTTCTACAGATAAAATAATATTTTTTTGGCTTGATATGGTTATCATTTCAGAAAAAAAGTTTTCTATTATAGAATGTGTTGGATTCGTATCTAAATCCCACCTAGTAGCATTAATTAGATTTAAGTCTAGTGAACTAATATCCAAAACACTATCAAAAAGAAGATCAGATCTCATACAAACTACCATATCATATTCAACGTCGTTGGTATGGCAATACTGCTGAAGTAGTTGAGAAGACATAAATCTTGAATAATGAAAACTCAATAACTGATATGGTCTGCAAGTATACCATCCACTACCAGATATTTTTCTAAGTTTTGAGTAGTCTCTTAAATCGTTAAAAGTAGAAAATACTATCTGATAGTATGGATTTTTTTGAAAATCTTTAGACTCCTCTATTAATATTGATTTTGGTTTTACTACATTCTTTACATACTCAATTTGTTTTTTTTGATATTCATCTCCTGTCCATGTATGAACAAAAAAGTCAACATCATGCTCATCCAAAGAAAAAAACTTTTTGTGAGACTCAAATGTTTCTGTTATGGATCTTAGGAATCCGTTATAACAAATTGCAATTTTCATAGACTGTCCAAAATAGTTTTAATCATATGGTTGAGACCTTGTTCTCTCTCAATACTACTCATCTGCTCACCACCAATAAGATGATCAGAAACTGTATTAACAGAAAGTGCTTTCTTAGAAAAGCGATTAGCAATACTGTATAAAACGTGAGTTTCCATATCAACTGCTAACACACCCATTTCCATAAATGGTTTGTGCCAGTTAGAATCTGGTTGATAAAAATAATCATTGGATACCATTTGCCCAACGTGTGCATCACTATTAACCTTCATATATTTACTAAGAAGGTTGTAATCGCAACAGGGAGAGAGTTTAAAACCAGGTATCAGATTTTCAGTCATAGCATTATCAGTAGCAGCAGTCATAGCAACAACAACATCTCCAACTTTGAGATTTGGAGAAATACCACCACAACTACCAACTCTGATTATATTTTCAACATCATAAAAATTATAAAGTTCGTGGGCATAAATTCCAAGACTTGCTTGCCCCATTCCACTCGCCTGAATAGATACTGGTTTACCATTATAAGTTCCAGTATATCCTAGACAATTGCGAACTTTATTAACAATATTATATGTCTCTAAAAAGTTTTCAGCAATCCACTTTGCTCTCAATGGATCACCAGGCATAAGGACTGTCTTGTGATATTGTCCAGGTTTTGCTTCAATGTGCGGGGTCATTTGCAATAATTTGATAGATTTCTTTCCAGTTTTTTACACGCAGACCATTCCATTGTTTGTTATACGGATGATCCATTAATATACTTGTAAGTCCTACTCTTTTACCAGATTCTGCATTACTCACAGAATCCTCAATCCAATAATACTTCTTTCCCTTGTATCTGTCAAGAAGATAATCTTCTTTACCTTTAGTAAAATCTAAGGCACAATCAATAAAATCAAATACCTCACCAAATAAATGAATTAAATTATTTTGTCTCAACTTTTGAGCGTACTTATCCTTATCAAGACAACTAATTACGTCAAATCTCCATCCCAAATTATTCAGTTTACCAATATATTCTACAGAATCTCTAAATGCAGGAATAAATCCTATACATCCAGACTCGTTAAAAGACTTAACTTGGCGATATGATTCTTCATCAGTTATTCCATATCTTAGTGATTGACTATAGTATTGATCAGTATCTGCAATTCTTTGATATCCATGCTCACCCATCCACACATCAAATGCATATGCCCAATCTAAAAGAACTCCATCACAATCGACGATTATTTTTTTATCCATGTATAAACTTATTAATTTGGTCCCAGGTACCTAGGTCAACATAATCATCAACTTCAATAGCCTTTGACTTATATATTGGAGTATTTTTAATTTCGCCAACAAGAAGTCGGTGTTTTAATGTTGACTTTTCCATAAACTCAATACAGTTATCAAAAACTCTCTTCCTAAAGGCAAATGCAGTCCAGAAAGCATTAAATTTATTCATATCATCCTGAGGCTTATCTTCATACTCTTGAACTAAATTGTCATCATCAATATACAAAGATCCTTTAGTTTTTAACATATCACTATCAGTTTCCTTCTTAAAGAAAAAAGTAAATCCAGTTTCATTCAAACTATCACTTACAAGTTTAACAATATCTTGAGATGATTTTAATCTTAAAAAAGTGTCGGGGAGAAGAACAAGATTCTTTTCACCAAATAAATGCTTTGCACTTTTGATCGATCCAGTGTACTCCGTTTCTGTAGGATTAAAAAATGTAAATGAAATATTAAATCTAGACTTGTATCTACTCAAATACTTCAGTATTTCAGTTTTATTTTCATTAAGAGTGATTACAAACTCAACATCTTTGCGACCATAATTTGAAAATAAATCGAAACTATAGTCAATAAGAGATTTATTCTTTTCAATGGAATGAACTTCTTTTGGATATGGTAAAGAAAGACGAGTTCCTTCTCCAGCACATGGAAGAATAACAGTAAGATTAGACATTTTTTTTAATAATATAATTATCAATAACTTCTTCTATGTATTCTATCATAGAATCTGTAATTGTGGGAGAACATCCAACGAAAAAGACATTATCTAAAACCTTCATAGCATTTGGATAATTAAATGCAGATTCAAGGTATCTATACGCTGGATGAATTAAAAGATTACCTGCAAAATAATTTCGAGTTTGAATTTTATTTTCTTCCAAAAATTTAACTATATCAGATTTATCACCATCACAAATAATAGGAACACCAAACCAACTTGTCTCGGCGTGTGGCAATTCATCTATGCTACGAACTCCAGGAATCTTTTCAAATATTTTTTGAATTCTTAATTTATTAAGTCTACGAATATAGTGAATTTCATCAAACTTTTTAATCTGAACAGATCCAATTGCTCCGAGCATATCAATTGGTTTTAAATTATATCCAATATTTCCAAACACATACTTGTGGTCAACGACTTTATCATATCCAACTAACCAATTATCAAATCTTTTACCACAAGTACCACAACTTAAAAGATTTTGAGAACCTACACAATAACAATCTCTACCCCACCAAGCAAAACTACGAGCAATATCTACAACTTCTTTAATATTAGATGATACCATTCCACCTTCAATGGTAGTAATATGATGTGCAGGATAAAAAGAACAAGAAGCGGCAACAGCGTGATCTGTAAGATATTTTCCCCTCCACTTACTACCAAGACTATCACAATTGTCTGCTATCAAATGAAGATTATATTCATCACAAATATTTAAAACCTTATCATAATCATAAGGATTGGCAAGAACGGGAGATGAAAATATTGCTCGTGTTTTTGAAGTAATTTTTTTACAAACTTGATCTAAATCCCAATTAAGATCTTTATAATCAATATCTACAAATACTGGTTTTAAATTATTTTGAATGATTGGATTAAGAGTTGTAGGAAACCCACAGACAGACACGATTATTTCATCACCATCATTCCAACCAAAATATTTTTTAAGTGCAGCAATCATTATAAGATTTGCAGAACTTCCAGAATTAACCATTACTGAATGATTAAAATTAAATTTTTTAGAAAATTCTTTTTCAAATTTATTAACTTCTTCTCCAGATGAAAGCCATTTTCCAGTTAAAAAAGTTTTAAGTGCTGCCTCAATTTCTTGATTGTCCCAATACGGTCCAGAATAAAAGATATTACTTTCACCCTTTACATAATCGTTATTATAGAGATAAGGAAAGAAATTTTCTTGAGTATCAAATAAATTGTCAATAAAATGTTTTACTTGTTCTTTCATTTTTTTTAGTTATCATTACATAATTTAGTTAATCCTTGCTCCAGTTTAATAAAATTAAAATTTTCAAAAGATTTAATTTTATTAATATTAAGAGTACTATTTTTTACTTGAATAAATTTTTGATTTTTTGGAAATGGGACTTCAACCAAATTACTTTGACTTTTTATCAATTCTCTTGCATTAATAATAATATCTTTAAATAAAAATGATTCTCCAGATGCAATATTATAAATCTCATTTACATGACTTTTATCAATTAAAGTATAAATTACTCTACATATATCTTCAACAAACATATAATCCTTTAAAAATTTACCACCTTCGTAAAGATTAATATCTTGATTTTTTTTAAGGAGTTCAATCATAAACCCAAGAACATTTTTACCTGGTGATATTGTTTTATCTAAACCGTAAACATTCCCAATTCTGAAAATTCTATACTTAATTCCGAAAGTTTCGCAAAAGGAGATTAAGAGTTGTTCGGCACATCTTTTAGTAATTGAATAAAATCCAGTTGGATTGCAACAATCAGTTTCTTTAGCATCTATTATATCATTACCATAAACAAAACCTGAACTGATAAAATTAAAAGTTATGTCTTTGTCTTTACAGTTGTTTAAAATATCAACAAATAAACTTAAATTTGTATCAATATCAATATGCAAATTTGTAAAAATGCTTTGATTTGTTGTTGTACTTATAAAATACAAGACTTCTTGGGTTTTTGGATATTTACTTCCTCTCGGTATAATTACAACTTGGTCAGAAAACAATTTGCAAAATGTTCCTCCAATAAATCCAGTCCCACCAAACACTGATATTTTATTCATACTTTTCACAATCTTCAAAAGTAAATCCTACTTCATCTTTATTAGACAAAATTGGATTTGAAACTTTCCAATCAACATTTAAAGTTTTATCATTCCATAACAAAGTTCTTTCATGTTCAACATATTGGTAATCAGTAACCTTATAAAGAACCTCTGCAGTGGAAGACAAAACAGAGAATCCATGAGCAAATCCAGGAGGAACCCATAGTTGATAAAGACCTGGTTTTAAATGAACACCAATCCATTTTCCAAATGTTTGAGAACTTTGGCGAAGATCCACAATCACATCATAAATTTCTCCAGATAAACATCGAACAATTTTTCCTTGAGCATGATCGATTTGATAATGCAATCCACGTATTACATTTTTTGTAGATACTGAATGACAATCTTGGACAAATTCATACTGTCCAATAATTTTTTGAACTTCTTGAAGATTGAAAGACTCTGTAAAAGAACCTCTATGATCTTCATACACTCTCGTTGTAAAAAGATATGCGTCTTTAAGTTCAGTTTCTATTGCGTTCATACCACTCAATTGCTTTTTGTAATCCATAATCTAGAGAGTTTTTACATCTCTCTTTTGGGTCATTGACTCCACCACTTAGTTTTGAGAAACTAAGAAAAGTTGTATAAGTTTTGGTATTTCAATTGCAGCATAAAAACCACAAAGAACTAATATATCCCAAAACTTATATTTGAGTGCAAAAGGAACTACGAAAGCATTTCCTATACACTTTACTAATAATCCAGATTTTGGATCTCCCCATAACAGAAAAAAGTATCCTGATAAGAGGAGAATATTTCCAATGTATCGCAATACATCAGTGTTTTTCATAAGGGGTTTGCTCCCGACCAGTGCTGTTATAGACCATCCGTGTCTTCGTCATCATCTTTTACATAAGCAGGGACTCTATCAGGATCTAACCAGCAGGTGTAGTCATGATCCTCCATAGCAGTCATAAGTTGCATTTCATTATCTAGAAGATACATATCCCTATATCGACCAGTGTAGGAATCTACTTTTTGGATACGATAATCAGGTTTGCTATTAATTTCAAGAATACCAACTTGAACGTATCGATAAGGAAAACGCTCAAGAAGCACAGTGGGTTTCCTGACAACTTTCATCAGGCAACCTCAACCGCTTCAAGATCTTGTGCGATATAATCAATCAACATTTCATAATCGTCAAGGGGGTCACCAGAAAATACGACACCTTCATTTTCATAAAAGCGACGGACCTTTTTATAAAGTTTCGGATTCTTTACATCAAGGTAGATTTCCCCGTTAGCAGCAAGACGAAGAGTGCTAACATCTTTCTTGAATTTTGTAATCAGAGACATTGTTTTGTGCTATTTACTCAAATATTATAAGGGTTTTGAGTGTCTATGTCAAGTGGTCCAGTTTTTAAAGTGGACAACTTTGCCATATTTATCTCCATTTTGGACCTTCAAACCAAGCAGCTAGACTGTGCCGTATTCCACTTGAAACAGAATCTGCTTGATGATATGTGAAAGAAGGGAAGAATATTACTGTTCCCTGTTGTTTAATTTCAATAGGATCTGGATACTGCAAACAACCAAATAATCTCAAGTCTCCACCCTCATATTCAGATGGATCAGTCAATTGAACTACAGCACTTAATTTTCTATGTCTTGGCGAATTATTAATCCAAAATACATCTTGATGTTTTCCATAACAACCATTATAACTTCCATCATATTCTGCTAATTGAATATAATCTAAATTATCAATATCAAATCCAAACCATTCTTCGTTTGCTATTTTTTCCATTTCCCATAAGGCATTATAAAGTTCAGGAAAAATATCTGAATAAATCCAAGCAATTTTACTTTTTCGATACCCTTCATTACTTGTAGATCCATCTTCTCCAAGATTTGGATCTTGAAATTGAAGATTTTTAGACCTTTCTATAATTGATTGGCAATAATCTGGAGAAAAATACGATTTAAAATAGCACCACTCACCTTTCATATACTTTTTTTACTATGTATAACCATAATTCCAAGAATAGGAACGACAATAATGCCAAATCCACAGAGACCCAACCATATTGGACTTGCTGCGAGTGTCTCTACAATATGAAAAATCATCTTCCTCTCCAATTCTTGTATTCAAAGTAAAAGTATTGGTCTACCTCATCAAGACCGCTCAGAGGGGCATCTACACCCCACTCAGACCACTCTAAACAAAACTGCCTGATATCGTGATTGTTTATGATTGAGTGCCCGTGTATTCTCACAAACGATGACATAGCAAAATGATATTTCTTACTGTGGGTAGGCATTGTGAAGTCCCCAGTTTATGAATAGAGCAATTGCCGAAAAAAGTAAAATGGCAGATATGGAAGTTTTCATTACATTCCTCCGTTTCTAAATCCGACTATGTATCCGATAATAACTCCACACATAAATGCTATAAACATATAAAGCATATGTGAAGCAAACTCAATGAATAATAACCAGTCCGTCGTCGTAATCATCGTCCTCATAAGTAGATGGCTCTTCAAATAATTCAATCATTTTTTGTTTCAAAACTATTTCTTGCAATTCTTGCAAATCTTCTTCTGTTAAACTTATCATTTGTCCTTTAAAAGTTCTTCTAGTCTTTTACGCATACTGGAACTTTCTTGTTTCATATAGTCTCTGAGTGAATATCCTCTTTGACCTTTCATGATACAATTTCCCTGATAAAACATAGTACCAGCAAATACTAAAAGGAAAATAATTCCTATTATTTCAGGGTAATGTCTAACCATGGGAATATGGGAGGAATAACACCTACAAGTCTTAAAAGTCCCTCAGCAAATAAAGCAAGAACAACCCAACCAACGCACATAGAAATAATGGAAGCATTCCGATTGTGCCTTCGTATAGCAGCATCAATCATCTCCTGAACTTCATACCTACTCACAAACTCATCATTTTCATGAATCATTTTTCATCTCCAAGAAACTTTGCTAAAGGGTCTCTTCGGGTCTTTACAATTTCAACTGCTCTTTTATAAAACATATTGTTTAGATTTCCAGAAGCTTCGAAAGTTTCCTTGATCTTCACCCAATTATCGTAGGTGTGTTGATCCATAGGTTTTAGGTTGAATACTACTAGTTATGCTAGTGAGTAATTCTACTGTGTCAAGTTTGTGTTGATACAAAAATATAGATTAAAAAAATATAAAATTTGTTACAAATTATCTTATTTCAAAATCCAATCGTCTTACTTTTCTCTGACGACGTGCTTCTTGCCACATAATGTCTTCGTTAGTCAAAACATTATTTTTAGATTTAATATTATATGAATTTAACATAACAACTTGTGATAGATCATTTGCAGATATCTTATCACCACGAATAGTTGCCATATTATGACAACCACAAGTCACCGTTTTATTTTGATGCCCCTCTATCTCCTTTCCACAGGAGCGGCATCTTATTCTAATGTTTTCCATCTGTATAATCAGTTATACTTCTTCAATTTTTTTTATTTATATGGGCGAAGAGGGATTCGAACCCCCGACTGCCTCGGTGTAAACGAGGAACTCTACCACTGAGTTATTCGCCCTAAAAAGTCAAGATTGACTTAAAAGGTATTCTACCGTATTTGCTACATCATTCATAGCATCACGAAGATTTTCTCTTTGACCCGATTCTTGCTTACGAATCGGTCTTGAACTATCAGTGAGAGTCCAACGCCACTGATTCATATCCTTACAATACCACAAATTAATTTTCATTCTTCGATTGCTCTAGTTTAATCCAATTAATTAGAGCATTGATTTCCATTTTTTTCTCTTCAGTAAAATCAAATTGTTTATTGAAGAGATAAAAATCAAGTGCTTCAACAGCAAGTTTTCTATCTTTTTGGGAAATAAGAGACATAAACCTCCTAACTCGTTTCTTATTATACTAAAAAAGGGAGTTGTTGTCAACCCCCCAATTCACACTATGTAGTGATTATCAGAACTTAAAGGTTGTCTGAATTACACCGCCCCAATTAGAGGAGTTGCCAACAAGACGCTGGTTGTCACTACCGTAGATGATAGCAGGAGTGACACTGATGTTATCAGACACTTGATACTTGTAGAAAAATTCAAGCATCGTGGACTTCTCAAGGTTAGAACCAGTAGGTGCTTGACCAATAGCAACACCAGCGGAGTTGCCATCAACAAACACATCATCCCAAGTCAGACCAGCAAACCAGGATTGGCTGTTGGTAGCAGCACTCTTAGTACCACTCACGGTATTCCAACCATAACCACCAGAGATGGAGGGAACCCAACCAGATTGGGTTGGTTGCCAATATGCGTTCAGAGCATATCCATTGGAGGTTTGACCAGGAACCAGAGTGCCCGAAGCACCATTCAGACCATTATAGGTGCGAACACGGGTGCCTTCTGTGCCATAACGATATCCGAAAGCAGCACCCCAGTTAGTACCGCGATATCCAACTTGTGCCAAAGTATTCAGAGCACCAGAGCGATCAAACTCACCAGTCGAACTATCAGCACCGTTTTGTGCCACATAGTTTACACCAGCAACAAGACCTTTCTTACCATACTGGATACCAAAACCAGAACCAGTTGCCTTGTTATAAACACCAGGAGCACCAGCAACAGCAAAGAAGTCAAGAATACCAGACTTATATGCGGTAGGCATCCAAGCAATTTCAGTGTTACGAACCAGAGCACCAGCAGTCAGAGTTGCTTTGTTATTGAAAGCAGGGAACTGATAGTACAGACGGTCGATTACAACTTCGTTGCCACTATCACCAGTGGTGTTGTCTGCCTTATCCAGTTTGAAGATAGATGAACTGGAACCGAAAGGATTGCTGCTGAAGTTAGCAGAACGTAGACGGGTCTTGAGAAGATCTTTACCAGTGAATGAGGTATCCAGGTTCAAACGCAGGTCATAGTTGAATGCAGTATGAGTTACATCACCTTTCTTGGTTTGATACTTATCAACACCACCGATTACGAAGTTTGCTTCACCACGCAGTTTGGTAGTGGTAGAGAATTGGGTTGCTTCAAGTTCTGTAACTTGTGCTTCCAGACCATCTACACGACCTTTGAGAACTGCGAGTTCGGCAGCAAACTCATTAGCAAGACGCTTGAGTTCGTCAGTGACTTCAGTTACACGATCAAGGCAAGCATTCAGAAGTGCTGCTGCCTCATAGCGAGTCATAGCACGACCACCACGGAAAGTGCCGTTAGGATATCCTGCTACGCAACCATATTGCTCTACAAGATTGCTAAGTGCCTGATATGCCCAATCGGTTGGTTGGACATCGGAGAATTGAGTAACACTCGTAACCTGTTCTGAGGAAGTATATTGGTTGACTGCTGCCATATTAAGATCTGCGGCATTCGCAGCAACAGGAGCAACCATTCCCAGAGCAACAGGTGCGAGCATCAGTTGTTTGAGTTTCATATAGTTTGTTAAGAATTACAACTACAAGGTTTATTTAGACGCTCCAGGAATTATGGAGCAAGCGGAATAGGGGATTCGAACCCCTGACGTTCAGCTTGGAAGGCTGACATTCTACCACTGAATTAATTCCGCAAGTGTGGGAGATTGCTCTCCCAACGCACTTCCTTCGCACAAGAGGAA